GTCCGATTGCCGGTTGCGCACTTTCTTTGATGTCTGCTGATCTGCAGCCGACTCTTTTTGATTTGCGATGTTGTTTTGTTCGACTGCCGTCATCATGAAATTCCTTTGCTGAATGAAGTGCGCGATTGCGCGAACAGTTAATTACTGGTTTCAAAAAATGCCGACACGAAGTCGGCGGCTAGGTGAGAGCAAGTATCAAGCGATACCTGCCCCCGGTGTCAGAAGGCCGTAACGTTCCATCCGAACCTGGATGAATCGCCGGTGAACGCCGAAGCGTTTTGCCAAGGCCCTCTGCAAACACTCCATGTCGAAGAAGCCAATGTCACCATCGGCGGTCAGCCGCATCGTGGTGCCGGGCAGCTCCGGATCTAGAGACGGGCTACGGTGGATCGTCACACCGTGCTTCGGTGCCAGTGTCTCTACCGCGCGGTACAAATGCTGTCGCGGCACAAGCAGTGACCCCATGAATTCGTTGGCGCGCAGCTCGGCAAAATGGACATTGCGCACAAGCTCACTGTTACGTGCTGCGCTCGGCTCTGGCTGTTTTGCCAAGTGCTCGGCGTCACGAGTCGTGGTGCGGTATGCCTTGCGTGCCAGCTCGGCGGGATCGTCAAACAGGCCGGGGCCTTGAGCAGCGGCGGCAATCCAGCTCGGCGCATCAAAAATGGCGTGGCCAAGCTCGTGGGCAAAGGTACTGAGCACCAGCTCTTCGGATGCCGTTTCGCTGACAGGCGAGACGGACAGCATGGTGGCATCCGGTGATGCCTCGGGATCAAACTCGCAAACACCTAATACCGGATTTCCCTGCTCGTCGTTGACGGCGTGCTCGGTGTCTACCCACAGGGCGAACTGGATGCCGTTAATTTTCAGGCTACTGATGTCGCGCAACACAGACAGCGAGATGGCGTCGGTGTTGGCATCAACCAGTTGCTGGCGAGCCAGCACTGCAATGCCTTCGACTTCAGAATGTTTGATGTAGCGAGGGAGTTTCCGGTCACAGCACCGGTAGGCGAGAGTTAACTCCGGCATTCATTTCTCTCCCGTCGCGCGTTTGCGATACATCCGAACGATATCGCCCACGTCCTCTCGCATGTCCGGCGGGAGTCGACTAGCTTCGATGAACGCCTCATCGGGGTTCTCACCAAGAATTTCTGCAGCTTTGCGGATCAGTTCGTCCTTGGGCGGCTTTTCCATCTCGCGCTCAATGCGCGACCAATAGGCCGGTGAGATGTCGAGTTGGCGCGCAAAGTCATTCATCGCGATGCCCTTCGCGTCTCGTTTTTGCCTGATGTAGGTTCCGAAACCCATAATGTGACCCAGTTGCGTGATTGGTTAATTGACGCAATCATAACGACAGCAATCGCCGCCGTCAACTGTTTTGTTAACGCGCAATTTACGAATTGCGGCGACCGCAAGAAATGACCGCCGATTGCTCTCCTTTGCCATCCTCTTCGGAAGATCGGATTGATCATTTGTGACAGTTGCTATTCCCCGGAGCCGTCATGAAGAACCTCGAACTTGCATCTCCCTCGGAGATGAGCGCCAGCGCCCGTGCTGGTGAAATCACTACCATCCTTGCGGCAGCCATCGTTCGCACACTTGTCGCCAACGAGCCGAAACAGAGAGAAGTTGGCCTTGGCTTCCTGCCCGACCAGCGCGTTCATACAACCCCCTATCAACAGGAGAAGTTGTGATGAACGAGAAACAAGCATCTGTCGCTGCGCGCATTGCCGAACTGGCTTGCATGCCGATGTCTGAACTCTGGACGGTGTGGGATCGATATTTCCCTCGCCGCCCGGACTACCCGAACCGCACGCACGTCGAGTCGCGCCTCGCCTACAAGCTGCAAGAGGAAGCCTTCGGCGGCCTCGCGCCCGAGACGAAGCTGCGACTGGAATCCATTGGCGCGAAGCATTCCAAGATCAAGCTGCGCGCCAAGCGACGCGAGTTCGATTTCGCGCCGGGCACGATCTTGTTGCGCGAATGGGGTGAGCGCGAGCATCAGGTGTCGGTCACCGCCGAGGGCCGTTTCGAGTACGAGGGCCACACTTTCAAAAGCCTGACGGCGGTGGCCCGACATATCACTGGCCAGCATTGGAGTGGGCCGCTGTTCTTCGGCCTGATCACAGGTGGTGCGCGATGAGCGACATTGCTTCCACCAAGGCGCGCAAGCGTTGCGCCGTCTACTGCCGGGTATCCACGGACGAACGTCTCGATCAGGAATTCAACTCCATCGACGCACAGAAGGAGGCGGGCCACGCCTACATCGCCAGTCAGCGCACCGAGGGCTGGATTTCGGTGGCGGACGACTACGATGACCCCGGGTTTTCCGGTGGCAACACCGAGCGTCCGGCGCTCAAGCGCCTGATGGCCGACATTGAGCGTGGCAGGATCGACATCGTGGTGGTCTACAAGATCGACCGCCTGACACGCAGTCTTGCCGACTTCTCCAAGATGGTGGAGGTGTTCGAGCGCCACGAGGTGTCCTTCGTCTCGGTCACCCAGCAGTTCAACACCACCACTCCGATGGGGCGGCTGATGCTGAACGTCCTGCTGTCCTTCGCACAATTCGAGCGCGAAGTCACCGGTGAGCGCATCCGCGACAAGATCGCAGCCGCCAAGCGCAAGGGCATGTGGATGGGTGGCGTACCGTCCTTGGGTTATGACGTCGAAAACCGTCTGCTGGTCATCAACGAAGCCGAGGCGGCCGTGGTGCAGCGGATCTTCAAGGAAATGCTGACCATTGGCTCACCGACACAGATTGCAGCCAGCCTGACCTTGGATGGCATCACCACCAAGTCGTGGACAACACAGGAAGGCCAGACCCGTAGCGGCACCCGCATAGACAAGAAGTACCTGCACAAGTTGCTGCGCAACCGCATCTACTTGGGGGAGCTGTCGCACAAGGGGAACTGGTACCCCGGAGCGCACCCGCCGATCATTGACCAGACGCTTTGGGACAAGGTGCATGCGGTGCTGGCCAAGGACGGCCACGCGCGGTCGGTGGAGACCAAGATCCGGTCGCGCACGGATGCCTTGTTGCGCGGCCTGCTGTACGCCCCATCGGGCGAACGGATGTACCCGACCTACTCGCGCAAGAGTGGGCGCAAATACCACTACTACGTGTCCAAGTCGGAAAGCCGCTTCGGTGCGCCGGGCAAGAGCTACGAGCGTCTGCCCGCGCCGGAGATCGAGGCGGCGGTGGTGGCGCAAATCCGCACAGTGCTGACCAGCCCCGAGTCCATCGCCTCGGTGGTACGCCACATCCAGCGCAACGGCGCGCAGATTGACGAAGCCAGTACGGTGATGGCGATGGGGCGACTCAACGACGTGTGGGATCAGTTGTTCCCGGTCGAGCGCCACCGCGTTGCCAACCTGATGATCGAGCGCATCGACCTCGTTCACATCGGCGAGGTACAGGGAATCTAGGTGAAGTGGCGAGAGCTGGGGTGGGACAAGTTGATCGGTGAATTTGCCCCGAGAGGGATTGGTGCGGAACTGCTGGAGGTCGAAGCCTGATGGACAGCTCGTTCGAAACCTTTGTGCCTCTTCATTTCAAACGAAAAAAGGGAAAGTTGCTCGTCGACGGAAGATCGTCTGCCCATGACGTACAGATCATCGAGGCCGTCGCTCGGGCAACGTACTGGCACTCCCTGCTCGACTCGGGTGCCTTCAAGAACGTGGTCGAAATCGCACGACTCGAAGGGTTGATGCCGACGACGGTTGGTCGGCTCTTGCGGTTGGCGCGCCTTGCCCCCGACATCGTTGAACAGTTCATGATGGGATGTCAGCCGCGAAGGCTGACCCTGCTGTGGCTGATGCGAAACGACATCCCCGCGCTCTGGCCAGACCAACGCCAAATGCTTGAGCAATTCAAATAGGAGGCGCGATGTCCAAGAAGCACTACGGCAAGCAGACAGGTCGTCCAGTCACCCATGAACTCCCAACGCCCGCCGGTGGCGTGCGACTGGAAACCTTTGTGCCCTGGAGGCTGGTGCAGCGAGGGTTCAAGAAGCAGATCATCACGCCATTGGATGCGCCACAGGAATTCCTGTCCGAAGCCACCCGGGAGCGTGAGGCTCGGGCAG